CGCGATCGAGCAGGTGCCCCTGGGGCGATTCCCCGGCGGCGCGGACCGGGTCCTTGAGGTCGAGCGTGACGCCGGTCGGGAACGCCGCCCACCCGGCGCTGCCCATGTTGGCGAGCATGTCCGTGATCACCGCGACCGTCTCGTCGGGCGCGGCCGGGGGATAGCTCGCCCACCGGAACGGCAGCCCGAACACTTGCGCCAGATTCAACAGCCAATCGGAAGAGAAATTCGCCGCGACCCACCACCAGGCCAGCGCCCGGAGCATCGGGCCGCCCAACGGCGTGCCGCTCTTGACCTTGTGGATCCCGACGAGAAATTTGTCCGGCGGGATCGGTTCCAGCTGCATTTGGGACGGCGCCGAGTAAAGCGACGTGTCGGTGTATTGCTGGGCGGTGTTGTAGCCGAGGATCCCTTGCTGGTTGAACCCGTAGGTCTGCGGTTGGACCCAGGCCGTCGCCCGCGGCCCTGTCCCGAACCCGCCTCCCGCGGCCTCGGAAAGCTCGATCGTCTGCCACATCACCTCGAGCACCACGAACCCGCGCAGCCAGCCGTCCAGCAGGTCGCGCACCGTGTCCTTGAGCCCGTTCTCGTCCTCTTGCACGAGCGGGTTCATCCGGCGCATGACCGCGCTGACCAGCTTGGTCTTGGCGACCGCGCTGTCGGTCGGCTTCTCGTCTTCCTCGGTGAACGGCTCGAACACGATCTCGCGCCGGGTCACGCCGTAGGTGAGCTCCTGCCACGCGGCCGCGAGCTCGGGCCAGTTGTCGAGCATCAGCTCGAAAAGTTGGTATTGCTGGACGTGGTTGCCGGCCAGCGCGCCGCGCAGGATCATCTCGAGGTATTGCGGCGTGACCGCGCCGATCATCGGCAGCACCCAGTTGAACTGGACGGCGCGCGTGGTGCGCTGCCTCAGGAACCGGTTCGTGCCGGTCGGGATGCGCATCGTCGAGGCCGGGTCGACCGGCCTCTCGCCGTTGGTGCGCTGGGTCGGAGGCGCTTTCGCGAACCTGCCGCTCGCGCCGCGCACCGCGTGGCGGCCAGCAGCTTTGATCTCGCCGTTCGCTTTCATGCCGCCGTGACCAAACGCCTGGGCTTGAAGCCGGACCTGAACCGCGCGGTGGCCGCGGGCGTGCCGACGTGGATCTTGGTGACGTCCGTGATCGCGCCCGTGGGCTCGCTGAGCAGCGTCATGCCGCCCGAGAGCGCGTCGACCTGGTCGTCGTGCTCGCTTTCCGGGAACGCGCACAGCTCGTCGATGAAATGCTGGTTCCACGGCGCGCGCACCACCGCGAACTTGCCTTGCTCGCTGCGCGCTATGACCGGCAACGCGCGCGTGAGCTTGTCGCGATGCACCTGGATCGGCTCGAACGCGTAGCGCGCCAGGAGCGGGTCGCGCATCAAGGTCTGCATCATGCCGACCTGCGCGCTCACGACCTCGATCCCTTGCCGCGTCGCCGGTCCGTCCAAATGCGCCGTGTTCGCGATGCAGCGCACCGCGTCCGGCCATTCCATGTGCCCGACGATGACGTCAGCGACGACGATCGTGCCGTCGGCCGTCATCCCCAACTTGACGCCGGCGGTGTAATCGGCGGTCGTCTTCTCGGTGAAGGCCAGGTCCCACGAGCGCACCCACGCGACGCCCGGCGGCGCCGCCTCGACGACGTCGATGTTCTGGCGCTTGAACAAGGCGCCGGCCAACTGCACGAACTCGGCGTCGATCTCTTGCCGCGCGACCAGCAACGGCAAGCTCGCGCGCAAGTCAGCGATCTCGCGCTTGTCGATGTGCGGGTTCGTCCCGGTCGGAAACTGAAAGCAAGCCCAATCCTCGTCGTGAAACCCGAGCTGAAAAAGCGTGTTGAAATAGTTGAAGCCATACGGCGTGCTGATGAACCAAGCGTCGCCGCGGTTGTCCATGAGCGACGGGCGCACGCATTGCTCCCACATCTCCTCGAGCCCCGTCACGTGCGCCGCCTCGTCGAACACCACGAAGTCGATCCCCTCGCCGCGCAGCGCGTCGGGCTCCTCCGCGGTCCGGAACTGCAGCCAGCCGCCGTTGACGCGCCCGAAGTCGAACTGGCGCTTTTGCAGGTGGACCTCGACGCCGGGAATCTGGGCGGCGAGGTCGCTAGCCATGCGCCAGCCGCTCTGATACGAGTCGCTCGAGTAGCTCGGCGCGATCCACCGGCACTTGTTGTTCCGCGCCGCGGCGTGAAACGCCGCCGAGACGCCGAGGATGCCCTTGCCGAACCGTCGACCGGCCGCGACCACCTTGTAGCGCGCTTGCCGCTCAGCTATCTCGATCTGCGCCGGGTGGAACTTCGGCAGAAAGCCTTCGATGCTCCGCGTCGCGTTTTTCCTTCTCGTGACCATAATGCAAAATCAAAGTCGTCTTGGGTTCGAGCTGCCCGAGCGTGTCCAGCTTGTCCGGCACCTTCCCGAACGCGTATTCGATGAAAGCCTTTTGCAGCACCGGCTCCTTGGACTTCGCCCACGTCCGCAGGATCGCTTCGCCGACCGTGATCAAGTTGCCCGCGCCGTCGCCGATCTCCTTGGCCGCGATCCGTTGCGCCAAGGTGCGGAACTGCTCGAACGTGCGCGCCCGGCCCTTGCGGTTTATGCGCGGGTCGCCCTTGCGAAACGGGATCCCGACGGGGCGTCCGTCTTCGCGCGGTTGCTGAGCCGCTGTTAGGTGCGGCGTCGCTCGCGGCGATGCGCCATCGTCCTGCATTTTCTTTATCGGTTGCGGGAGACGTTAACCATCGGCTTGCCGGTCATCACCGGCATCTTGGTCGGATACATCGTGCCGTGCGGGCGCGCGTTGGCCGCGCTGTCCGGGTGCGCGATTCCTCTTTGGGTCGCGTGGACCTTCGAGTCTTCGACGCGGTGCGGTCCTTTGGAGAACCCGTCGGGCGGACCTTTCGGCTGGGGTTGCGGCGGGGATCTCATTCTTTCTCCTCCGGGCCGGCTGGCTCGTGCGCTTCCTCGTCGTAGGTCATCGCGGTCGATGTGCCGTGATCGCCTTCCTTGGGCAAGTCGAGTTGGCGGGCGTGCTCGGCGGCGGTGCGGCGGGCGGGCGTCTTCGCGAAGCCGTCGGCGCTCGCCGGTTGTTCGTCGCCTTTCGGCGGTTCGGGCAGATTCTTCGGTGGCGGTTCGCCTCTCATGGTTTTTGGAAACTCCTTTCCCCGAGATTGCCTTCTCGCACTTGCGCGCGACGCTGTCAAGTGGGTTTCAAGGCCGAGGCCAGAGCTCGCGCCACGTGGAACATCATCGTCGGCGGGACGCTGTTGCCGAGCTGCGCCCATTGCTGCCGGTAGCTGCCCGCCAACGCGAAGTCGTCCGGGAACGAGCACAGGCGCTTGAGCTCGCGGATGGTCAGCTTCCGGGGCGGACCGTTCGGCTCGTCGACGAGCTCCGGGAGCGCGTCCAGGATCGAGTAGCGGTGGGGCAACGGGCGCGGAAACTCGAAGGTGAACTCGAGGTCGTCGCGCATGCCGACGAAGAAGATGCGGTTGCGCGATTGCGGGACGCCGAGCCACTTCGCGTCGAGTATCTGGGCCTCCACGCGGTAACCGGCGGCCTTGAGCTCGGCCAGGATGTCCAGGAAGTAGCCCTTGGCGACGCCCCTGGCCAGGCCCGCCACGTTCTCGGCGACGAACGCTCGCGGCATGAGCCCGCGCAACAGGCGCGCGTATTCGAAGAACAAATCCTCGTTGCGTTGGGTCGCGCCGTGCTCGTAAACCTTTTCCTTGCCCCAGCCGCGCTCCCTGCGGCCCACGGTCGAGAAAGCCTGGCACGGCGGCGAACCGTCCAGCACGTCGAGCTCGCCCTTCGCGAGGCCGAGCGCGCCCAAGACGTCCTCCGGGGCGACCGTTCGCACGTCGCGGCCGTCCAGGACGCAGCCGGGCTCCATGTTGGCGCGATAGCTCTCCTGGGCGCCGGGAACGAACTCGTTCGCCCACAGGACCTCGAACCCGGCCATCCGGTATCCCAGGCAGGACCCCCCGGCCCCGGAGAACGTGGAGGCGATTCTGGAGCCGTTGCGAGGCGTCCTGGCGATCTCCTCCATCGACGGGACGCGGTAGGGAGGCTTCGAACCCTTGACCGGCCTGAGCCAGGCCCGGTCGTCGGAGGCTATGAACCAGGCGTCGCCGCCCCAGCCCAGCCCGCCGGACGCGAGCACGACGGGCGAG